CAATAGACCCACCCCCCGGAAAGGACCCGCGTTCAGGTTCGATGTCGTTTGGCTGTCGGGTCGAGCGCCAAGACGATCTCCGGTGCTAAGTTTCGAAGCTCCAGAAGCGCCAGATAAGCCTCGCCGCGAACTTGGAAGAAGCCGTCCCGTTTCCCGGCTTCGGGAAACGCCTTGCAGCGATCGAAGGCGATTTGGACGCGGTGGGCGAGATCGGGTTTTGTCACGCTGCCCACATAGCGCAGCGGAACGATTCGGGAACGGCTCTCTCTTGAACCGGCGCTAGGTATTCTCACTCACGCAAATTTTGTGGAACCATGTCAGAAGTCTGGCATTGGGATCGAAATGGAGCTGATCCGTCGGGTCGCGCCGAGGTTCTAAGAACTCCGAATGATCTCCGTCTTCTATCTTCCGACTTATCCCCTCCCGCTCCGGCGGGATTTTTTTGATGCGTGGGTGCGCTAGGTCTGAGCTATTCCCCGCTGCTCGAAACTTGCCAGAAACCCTCCAGAAACGTGAGGTCGGCTATCTTGTGGCCGTCTTCGTACACTAAGGCTCTGCGCTTGTTGGGTATGGCTTCGAGCCGGCAGATTGCCACCTCAGGGCCTATCGCGTCGAACTCGAATTCTTCCGAAGCTCGGTCGTACCCATGTTCGAGTTGGATCAGATAACGGTGCTTTTGGATTAGATCGGTCATCGCGGACTCCCAATTCGAGCGGGAGCACTCAGACTCTCAGTCGCAGACGAGCCAGGCAATTCTCTGCGATGGACAGAGCTTAGTCGCGACGGTTGCAAATAGCGATTCTAGGGGTCGGCGCGCCAGACTGGGTCGAAGAGCCTAGCGCGCCTCTGGGGGCGATGGGCTATATATGCAGCGTTTTCAATGGCGATTGTGCCTTGTATAGCCCCGCATCGGCAGGCCGCTGCGTCTGCGACAAAGGAAAACTGTGCGTCAAATCGGGCCAAAAGTGGGTTGAGGCACCATTTCACCCCGCACAGGCGATCAGCGGGCCGTGCATCGATCGTCCCCAGACGCGCAGCTCGAGCGCGGACTTCACCACGATCGGCAGGTCGATCGCCGGATTGCCAGTGAGCTGGGCGCCGACCGTCGCGGGCTCGGCCGGGATCTGATCCTTCGCCAGGCACGGTACGGGAACCGGCACCTCGACGGTGCGAACCTCGATTCCCGGCTCGGAGTGCTTGCACCCGGTCAGCACGAGCAACGTCAGCACCAGCATCAGCGCGGGGAAATACACCGCGGGGAAGCGTTCGATCTTCATAGTCCGGCCTTTCGAAGAGTGTCGGGATAGTCGGCGCCAAGCCCCTCGCGTTCGATCCGGGCGGCTTCCTCGCGAAGCGGTTCGGTATCGACCGCGACCTTCGCCATCGCGGCGTCGACCCGCTCCTTCCGGACCTCGCCTTCGCGGACCAGGCGCTGCATCTCGATAGAGAGGGTGGCGGCCGATTGTCGGGTGACGGCGTGCCGGGCCTCTTCGGTGGCGAGCTTCGTCCGCAAGGCCTCCCTCTGGGCGGATATCGCGTCCGCGCGCCACAAGACCACGCCCAGCGCAATAGCGAGCGCCAGCGCGGCTCCGCCGGCCACTTTGGCAGCGATGCTATCGAGCCCGGGGATCATCGCACCCGCTCCCGCACGGTGACGGAGGGCCGGGCGAGCGCGAACCAGCGCGGAACGAACTGCCCAGTGATCGCTGACCGGAAGCGGTATCGAGGGTTGAAGAAGTCGCGCTTCCGCGCCGGCTCGAGGATCTGCTTGGTCATGGCTTCTCCATTCCGAATTCGGGCTCGGGCATCAGTCGTCCGCGCCGTGCGGCAATGTCCCGGGCTTCCTCTGCGGCGGCGCCGGCGGTCTGCTTGGCTGCACCGACGACCGGGTCGGTTTCAGGCCCGTCGCCCCCCTGGAACTCGAAGCCAGAGCCGCCCACGTTACCTTTGAAGCTGCGCCGGTTGATCGCCATGCCCAGCCCGATCAGCACCGCGCCGATCGAGCCAGTCGCGATCCACAGGATCCAGCGGATCGTGTAGAGCCGCGCGGGCTCGGTTTCCTTACTCCAGCCCTCGGTGTCGGGCAGCAGCTGCGCCACCCCCCACCACACGAACAGCGACAGCACGACCGCGCCGGCCACCGAGAAGATCAGGGCCAGAAGCGCCCGCCAGTCCTTCGGCGGCCAGCCGGTCACGCCTCGTTCCTCGAGACGGTGCCCCCGGTCATTTTCGGAGGCGCGACCTTCGCGATCGGCAGCGACGACGGCCAGCGGAATCCAAGCGCGCGCGACTTGGCGAGCGGCGTGATGTTGACCGCGTTCTTTTGGTTGCCGCCGAGGATATAGAGATTGTCCGCGCTCTCACCGACGAGGAAGCCGACGTGCCCGCCGCCGTCGCGCCCGAACACGGTGATCGCGCCGAGGTAGGGACCGCACGCCTGGCCCCAATCCAGCCACGCCTTCGCGCGGGCGAACAGGCCCTTGCCGGGGTAGGGCAGACCTGCCGCGTCGATGCAGTGCGCGACGAAGAAGCCGCACCACGGGGTCTCGTCGTCGTTGAACCAGCCGGCGCCCAGGCGGGCCCAGCCTTTCGCGATGAAGCTGTTGTGGGAAGGGCCGGTGATCTCGCGCTGGCCGATCAGCGTGCGCGCCGTGGCGAGCCATGCCGGTTCGCCGGGCTTCGCTACCGGAGGCGCCCACGTGCCGGCGATCGCGGCCATGATGAGGTCGTATTCGCCCTGCGTGATCTTGGAGCCGTCGGCGTGCCGGCTGCCGCGCCATTCGCGCATGAAGGAATCGTGAGCGGCCGGGCTAAGCAGGCTCATCGTGAGCCCTCCTTGTGATACCCTTCGAGCGTGACGACCCGGCGCTCCAGCTCGCTCATGCGACTTCCGCCCGCTGCGTCCTGAGCCTGTTGCCGCTCGTCCATGCGCGCGAGCGTGACCTTCATGTCCCCTACCGATGAGACGAGCCATGTCCCGCCACCGATGATCGAGGCCATGCCCAGGGCGGCGATCGCGCCGACCACCCACTTCACGAGTGGCGGCGCCTCGACCTTGTTCACGGCAGGGTGGTGTGCAGCGAAGCGGACAAGGGCTTCGTCGGCGATCTGCCCGCCCAGCAGACGAATCTGCGCCATGTCTCCGGAGTGTGGTCCGTCCGCCATTACCGGCCAGCCCACAGAGCGAAAGCCATCGTCCCGAGCGCAAGGGTGGCGACCAAGCCGAGCCCGATAATGGCGATGGATTGCTCGGTTGTCACTTCGCCAACCTCACCAACAGGGTGGGCAGCAGGACCGTCCCCGAAGCCGCAAGCGCAGCCAGAAGTGCCGTCACGAAGTGCCTCCCGTAGCCATGCCGCTGAAATTACAGGCGGGTCGGGTCAGGGTGTAGGTTTGGGTCGGGGCTGGTCGCTACGGACGGGCGCGCCGTTCAAATGAGCATTGCTTTTTAACGTTTTGGCGCGATGCTGTGCGCAGTGGACCGTAACCTGAAACGATTGGCTGTCGCCGCAGGGGTGGCCTACGTGCTGCTCTGCATCGCGGGGGGCGCTATATCGGTGCGGTATTTTCTCAGCATCGGGAGGCCGGATTTGCTGCACGACTGGCTGATCGGCGGCGCTGCCTTCTTCGTGGTGATGTCCAGTGTGGCTGCCTACATCAGGTTTCGCGCATGAAGGTTTTCGGCGTCGGCTGCATGAAGACAGGCACCACTACGCTAGGCGAGTGTCTGCAAATTCTTGGCTATCGGCATCAATCCTACGACCTCGCTGTTGTTCGGCAGTGGATCGCCGGGAACACCTCACCCGCGTTTGACCTGCTCGACCGGTTCGACAGCTTCGAGGACTGGCCCTTTCCCCTCATGTATTGCGAGGCTGCTGAACGCTACCCTGATGCGAAGTTCATTCTGACCATCCGCAAGTCACCAGAGGCGTGGCTGGCGAGCATGAAAAGCCACACCATGCGGACCAGCTATTACGTGCGGCACATCCACAAGCACTTCTTCGGCGCGGCCTACCCGCACGGCAATGAGCAAGCCTATCTCGACTTCTACAACCGCCACAACAAGGCGGTGCAGGACCACCTTGGCGACCGCTGCGTCACCCTCTGCTGGGAGACTGGCGACGGTTGGCGCGAACTGTGCGAATGGCTCGGCAGGCCAGTTCCCGATGTGCCGTTTCCGCACTCCAACCCGTCGCGGGTCATCCCGCGCAACTACGTCCGCAACCTGTTTTTCAGGGTGATTAGCTGACAGCGCCGACCTGTTGCAGATATTCGCGCACCGAACCGTATAAGTCGGCCTGTTCCGTCGCGTTGAGGCTTGAGCCGATAAACGCCGCCCGGAAGCCAAGTGCCCCGAATGCCGCCGCTGTCACGCTTCCAAGCCTGATGTTCGCACTGTTGAGCGCCGTTGAAGCGTTCGTGCCTGTGAACAGCGACGAGCCGTTGCGATAGCCCTGCACCGCGCCCGACGCCGAACGGTTGGCAACGTAAAGCCCGGTGCCGTCCGAAACTACGTCTGCGGATTCCAGAACCACAGCCTGGTTGATGCGAATTTGCATCCTGCCGGTTGCGCTGCTGTTGCGCGGGTTGAGCGTGATGCCGTCCGTGCCGTCGAACCAGCCCGCCTTACTCGAATTGCTCTGACCGCTCGTCGCAGACCATATCCCGAAGCTGGCGCTGTTCTGCGCGAAGTTCCCGCCAGCGGTCGCCGGGTTGAAGTTGGTCGAAAGGAAGTCGTCCACCCCGTCCGTCGAATAACCCGAATCCGCCGTGAAGGTCGGTGCGCCGCCCCCTATGGTGAGGTCATAGGTGCCCGGGTTCTTCCAGTTGATAAGCGCAGCCGCGCTTTCGTGTGCGGCCATGAGATACAGCGCGTCGAGTTTCGACCAGATGCCGTATGCCTTAAGCCGCAGCACAAGATCATTGACCGTCAGCTTACGAGCGGTGCCGGGATCGGTCGAGAATGCGGAAACGATAGCCGTCGTCGCGCTGTCGAGTATCACTGGATCTGGACCGACAAGACCGCTGTCACCGTAGGCGTATATCCGCAAGTCGCCCGCGTCGGCATCATTCGACGTGTCGGCTATTTCAGATGCGAACACCCGAATATCCGCGCCCGCGTTCAAAGGCCCGAACATTCGCCCAATGGGCTGGGTGCCGTAATTCAGCACCGACGAAACCGGGCCGAGCGCCCCGCCTGCATCCCGGCTTCGGGTTTTCCAGTTGCCCGCCTCGCCCCGGATCACGCCGCCCGAGTTGTCGGGATAGTGGAAGTCGACCACACCCGATGCCCTCGGGATGATCGCACAGGTGCCGACGAACCCGATGCCCGCCGTTCCGGTGATCGACGCAATGGTCAGCGCCGACGTCCACGCCGAACCGTCGTGCATGATGTGTTTGAAGCTGAACGTCGTGCCCGTGCCGTCCGCGTAGGTGATATGCGGATTACCGCTCGAATCGAACGCGAGATAGGGGATGTCTGTGCGGTTCGAGCCAGAATCAACGATGCGATAATTGCTGTTCGCATTCGTCAGGTGGATGGGCCAGGAACCCGACGCAGTCGTGGTCGTCCCGTCGAAGTTGTCGATCGCGTCCGACGACGCGGTTTTCATCTTGAAGTAGTAAACGCCCTTGCGCGCTGTGTCGGTGCTGTCCGCGTTCGTCGCGACGAAATGAATGTCAGTCCCGACGAGATAGGAGTTGCCCATATAGACACGCGCGCCCGACCCGCCGTTGAAGGTCAGTATCTCGACGAAGGCGCTCCAGGTCGGCACGCCAGCCGTGATCGAGGTCGTCTTGAAATAGCCGAGCGTGTAATTGCCAGAGCCGATGAACTTGCGGCAGAACAGGTAGATCGTCCCGCCGACCACGACCGGATGCGGGTAGCTGTAAGACCCGACGAACGCATTGCGGAACCGAAAAACCGGATCGGCGTCGGTGGTGATCGGGACTGTCGACGAGTAGCAATAAAGGTCGGTGTTGTGCGAGTTGCCGAAGGCAAAGAGATAGCCCGCACTGTCCTCGCACCCTGCCGGAACACCGTGGTCGTCGTTGGTGAGGATGCCGATCGAAATGCCGCGCTGCGCCGCGATATCGCCGCCCGATTGGTCGTAACGCATCGTCCGCATCATTCGGCGGCTGCCCGTCCATGCTTCGTAGAACAGCCGCGTGTCGCCCTGACTGTCGACAAATCCAGCGGGCCATGTGGCGTGTGAGTAAAACCCCTGCGTGCCGCCCAGCTCGGAGAAGAAGTCGGCAAGGTCCCCCGGCGGCGTGCCGGCCGCGATGCCGCCAGCCATGATGCCGTGGATCATGCCGGCACCGTCACGCCGAACAGGTCGAACTCGTCGGCTGCCACGCGCTTGAGCGTCACCGTGCCCCCCGTCGGCACGACGAGCGTCCCAGCACTAGGCGGCGTGACCGTGACCGCCGTGTCCTCGACGATCGTCAGGTCGCTCGTGCCCACGTTGCGGATATGCCACTCGCCGTCCTCGGGCAGCGCGTGATCGCTCTCGTCGCGCACCGTCAGCGTCTTGGCGGCGGTGTTCGTGAACCGGATATACGATCCGACATCCGCTGCATCGAGATCGTAGGTGGTGCCCGTCTCCGTCACCAGCGGAGCGCCGCCGCCGTTCGCCAGGACGAACAGGTCCGACATGGTCGCGCGCACCGACACCCACTTGGTTATCGTAACGCTCTCGCCCGCCGCGTCGTCCACGATGACGTCGCCGTCGTTCCCCCCGATCGTCATTTTGCCCGCAGTCAACGCGGTGACGGTCCCGACGAGCAGGTTGTTCGCCACGTCCCCGGTGAAGCCGGTGACGACGACGCGATCCGACACTGCAAAGCCCGCCGCTACGAAGCCGTCCGCGCTGTCGTTGAAGCTGTTGTCGCTGGCCGCCGCGCTGATCGTCGTGGCCGTGATCGTGACCGTCGTGGACCGCTGCGCGACCTCGATCAGCTCCCCGCCGAGCAGCGTCGAGGCGGCAGGCAGCGCGGTGATGTAGCCCGTCATTACAAGTCCTCCAGCAAGCGGGTCGACCCGCCCTCGGTAAAGCGTGTGTCGCTGGCCTCGGTGAGACGCGTAGTGCCGCCGACCCAAAGCCAGTGTGAGAAGTATTGCAGGCTGACAAAATCGCCGTCGTCGTCAGATCGCTCCGAAAAGACCCGGAGTTCTACGAACGCCTCGGAGCCGAAGCTCGCATCGGGCACGTCGAACGTCGTCCCGGTCAACCCGTCGTGCGTCTCGAGCAGCGTTCCGTCGAGCGTCCGCACCTCGATCGTAGTGGTCTGGCCCGTTTCGGGCGTGCCCGATGCGTCCGCCCATCCCAGCACGACAGCATCCTCGTCCAGCCGGTTGCGGATCGCCCACGTCACCGTGACCCACGGATCTGCGCGGCTGCGGACGTCGAACGGATCTGCCTCGTCGGTGAACGCTTGGCCGGCCGCGATCACGTTGGCCGGGCGGTTGGGCAGCCAAGGGCGCTCGGTCAGCGTGGCTTCCTCGATCGGCGCGTCGTCGAAGTCCAGCACGCCTATGCTGGTGTGCGACAGCAGCTTGTAGCTGACCTCCTCGGCGGCGGCGCGAATGATGCTGTCCTCGAACACCGTCGAATCGTCGACGAACCACACCGGCGTCCCCGCTGGCCAAGCCCTCGGCACCGTGTCGAGAGTGCCGCGCCGCAAGTCGTAGGTTGCGCCAGCCGCCGTCACGAGCGCGATCTCGTTGCCCGCCTCGCCTTCCGCTCCGATGATCGCGAAACCGCCCACGGTGGGCGCCGTACTGCCGATCAGGCCTGTGAAGCTGACGGCCGCGCTGGACGCCTCGGCATCGAGATCCGCGGCAAGCGTTGCCCGCCCGATCACGTTCTTGTCGCCGATGCTTTGCCATTCAGGATCGCCCGTCGTCAGCGCGACCTCGTCCCACAGCTGGTAACCAAACGTGTCGCTGGCGGTCGTCGATGCCAGCACCGCCGCCACGACCTCGGGATACTCGGGCGTGTCGATGAACTCCGAGACGGTGCCCTGCCGCGCGATAAACAGCGGGAGCGTCAGGATATCGACGAACTCCATCGGCTCGGGCGCGGTCGACGGGTCAACCCATTCGGTCGCGGGTGGCGTCTCGTAGGTGCCAATATCGAGGCCGAACACGTCCTCGATAAGCGAGAGCTTGATGGACGGATCGCCGGGGCGGCCATAGTCGATCGACATGACCCGCATGACGATCTGCGACAGGCCATACTCGGGCCACGTCAGCTTCACGACCGATGCCGGTCGCAGCTGCCATTGCGTGCGGTCCACCTCGGCCTCGCAGCTCGCCAGCGGCTGCCCCGCGCTCCGCAGGTCGCGCCAGGCCAAGGCTTGCGCCAGCTCGGCGTTGCGCACACCATAGTAATTGCGGCCGTCGGCGACGGGTCCGCCCTGCATCGCGATCGACGCGATATCATGGGCGGTGACGGTTTCCTCTTGCTCGTTCTCGGGGTTCGTCCACGTGACGGAGATCTCGTTGACGATCTCGCCCCACAGCTTGCGCGAGAAGCCCGAGAGGTCGGCGTTGTCAGGCGTCAGCTCGTCGAGATCCTCGACCTCGTAATCACCGCGGATCAACGCCAGCGTCAGCAAGCCGTTGGTCGGCTCGACGTAGAGGACGCCCTGAATGTGGTCGAGGACCTCCTGCACGAAGTCCTGTATCGACGACTGCCTGGTCCACAGCATCGAGAGCCCGAACGCCTCGGCGTAGAGCACCTGGCTGGCAAGGTCGAAGCTGTCGTAGTCGATCGCCGTCGTAGGCGATCCCATGCCCCAAGCCGTGTTCGTCAGGCACTCGTAGATGATGTGCGCAGGGTTCGCGTCCGCAGCTTGCGCGCTGACGCCGCGCTCCACGTTGATCGAGACGCCCCCGAGGTTGTCGGCAGAAGGCGAGTCTCTGAAAAAGAACGTGTAGGACGTCGCCCCGGTGATCGTATGGCTGCCAAAGGCCGCGCGCGCCGCCTCGAAGCCGTCGAAGCAGCCGCCAGACGTGATCGTCGTCACGTCGCTCGACGATCCTTCGCGCGATACCCAGAATGTATTGACCGACCCTGTTCGATCGCCGGAAGAAGGCGCGTTGCAATTCGCGGGGGATGGATCTCCCCACGGTGACCACGCAACGTAGGTTCCGCCCTCGGGCATGGTGAACCGCAGCACGTCGTTGCTCGAGAAGCCGCTCAACGTCACGCCGTTGGCGATGCCGGCCGCGTTACTTGACCCAACATTCGTGACCGAGTCCAGATCGACGGTCGCGTGATACGAGTAGGTCAGTCCGGTGCCGGCGCGCGGGATCATGGCGAAAGCGGGATCGAGGCCCTTGGGTGCCCGCCTGACAGTAGCCCAGCAGCCCGGCACGTAGGGATTGTTCGCACCCCAGTAGAAGCCCCGCGTCTGCGCGCCCTCGCGGTGGAAGTAGATGCTCGAGATCCCGCGATACCCGACGCAATCTGCGCCGTTCGCGCGCCCCTGTCGCACCGCCAGGTGGTCCGGCATGACCTGCGTGTCGTCGCCCGGAAGGAAGGTGACCTGACCGATCAGCCCGCCCTCTTTCTTATCCCCGCCGAACAGGTCGCGCTGGTTGATATCGAACTGCGTGAGCGTCGTGACCTCGCCGGTCCACGCGGACTTTTCCTTGATCGTCAGGCCTAGCAACGCGTCGACGGGAACGCTGATGCCGTACTGGATCGAGAGGTAGTACCAGCTGACCTCGACCTTGCTGCTGCCACCCTTACCCATCGGCACGCTCCCGCTCGAGCTTCAGCTGGACGACCTGCACTGCACGCGGATCTCCGGTGGCGAGCAGCTTCTCGGCCGAGATCGTGCCGCCCTTCATCATCTCCTTGAACTCGTCGTAGAGGCCGTGCTGCATGAAGAAGCCGCGCACCCGCGCGCAGTGACCGGCCAGCCGAATGTCGGTGATGGTGATCTCGAGATCGGGCGGGACCGGAATCATACTTTCACCACGCGGGTCTGCTTGTCGCTGTAGTCGAGGACGTTGAGGCCCTTGATCGTGATCGTGCCGAACGGAACCGGCACCGGGCGCCCGGCCTCGCTCGTCGGGTCCTCGAGGTCCTTTACCGCCTCGGGCTTGGGAGCTTTGATCTTCGGGCGCAGCAGGTAGGCCACCGCGGTGAGCGCGACTGCTGCGACGATGATCAGCCACCAAGCCATGACCGGGTCCTAGTAAAAGGGGTTGCTGTTGATGACGTTCTTGATCGGGATGCGCGGCTGCCCGCCGTAGCGGAGTATGTTGTCATGCAGCGCCTGGCAGTCGCCATCTGGCGCGTAAGCCTTGTGGTTGCAGCCCAGCACGACGTCGATCGCGTCCGAGATCTCGAGATCGGGCACGACGCCCGACAGGGTCAGGGCGTCTCCGCTGCGACGAATGATCATGCGCCGGCGCGTCGACTCGCCAGCCGGGGTCCACTCGACCATCCCGCGCACGAACTTGTCTGGCGGGAGAGCCCCCTCCCATCCCGGCGCCAGCGTGACGATGTTGCCCGATATCCCGGCCACGGTGGTCGAGACGGTGGCGGCTGCCTTGCTCGCCTGGCAGCTCGGCCCGTAGAGCCACCACGGACAGCCATACTGGTAGTTCTGGCGCAGCCCCGGCCGCTTCATCTGGGTCAGGATCGGCTCGCCACTCATGACCAGCTCGCTGCCCTCGCGGCTCGCCGACATGAGACGCCCGGCCCAGATCGCGAGGAACTGCTCGTCGGGATCGCCGAGGTGCCCCTGGAAGATGGTCAGCTCGACGACAGCGGCGGGCGGGTAGATGCGGAACAGCTCGGCCAGGCCGGTCCCGATATCCAGCCGCAGCCCCAGCGATGCGCGGTCCATCGTGCCATTCGCCACGATCTCGTCGCGCTTGCAGGGCACCGGTTCGTAGGTGATCTCGCCGAGCGGAGCCGGGTGGATCACCGTCACTTCCTCAGTGTGATCCGTATAGGCGTAGAATTCGCCTGCTTCCTCGCCGTATCGGAACAGGAAGCACTGGACCGGGCCGCCCTGGTCCTGACTGGATTCGAAGGTATCGAAGCTCACCGGCGCCCCCTATTCGTCGATCGTCTGGAAGGTGGCGCCGATGCGCGCGAGGTTGGGGGTGAGCCAGTCGGTCGTCAGCTCGTCGGAGGCGAAACGGACCTTGGGCAGCCAGCTGATCCGCGCGGTGCCGGCGACCGTGAGAGTGACGCTGGAGTTCACGGTGATGGCCGTGTTGCCGCCGCTCGCTGCGATATCGGTCACGAGCCGGCGCAGGCGCGTGCCGTTCGTCTGCACGATCTCGATCGCCTGTTCGATCGCGCCGAAGTCGGTCGCCGCGAAGTCGTCCGCGATCGCGCTGCCCTGGACGACGAAGGTGGTGCCGGTGACATTGGCATTGAGCACCATGTCGGGATTGCAGGTCGACCGGTAGAACGCTCCGCGCATGCCCTTGTGGCGGAGGAAGTGCTGCTCGAAGGCGAGGGCGCCGGCAGCGGTCAGCCCGACGAATTGCGCCTCGAGCAGGCCCTGCGTGCGGTCGATGGGGCGGAACTGGGCCGTTCGGCCGACGCCGTAGTCGACCTGCTCGACCGGCCACAGCCATTCGTGGGACGGCGCTCCGGACCAGTCCGGCTCGGTAGCAAGGACCTCGAGCCCGTTGAACAGCGTGCCGGCGGCACCTTCGTCCTCGACCGGCTCTCCGCCGGGATAGGCGTCCAGCTGGACCTCGATGCCGCTCGCGCCGGGCTTGAAGCGGGTCTCGCGCAGCTGGGGACGCAGCAGTCCGAAGATTCCCGGACGGACGACCGAACCGTTGGCCCACGCATTTGCGAGAGGCTCGGTGAGCGTGATCGTCGAGCCTGCCACCGATTCCACGAGAACCATCTCGCGCACGACACCGCCGCAGAGGACCAGGTGACTATTAGGCGCGACCCATGCCGGGGGGGAGGCGAGGGTCAGCGTCGTTGCGCCGCCCGAGGAGGCACCGGTGAGACGGCCATACCGCGCGAAGTCGGGCACCATCACGGGCCGGTTCTGGGCCGCCCGCAGGAATTGCTCAGCCCCGCGAAGCTGCGCGCCGGTGAGCACGCTGTTGTAGGACAAGCGCAGGCGCGGGACATCGCGCAATGCACGGCGCTGCTCGCGGCCTCTCCTGCTGGTCACGATATCGGTCAGGAACGACCGCGTGACACTGAAGCCGCCCTTCCAGTCCGGCTCGTAGGGCCAGAGACGACCGATCGCCGGGGTGTTGAGGTCGTATGTCACTAGTCGAGCTGCGAGCGGAACTTGCCGCTGTTGGCGCTCACGAAGTCGAACATCGCCTTGCGGCCGCCGGTCGTCGACAGCGCGGCACGCATCACGTTGCCCGGGTCGAGCGTCGGGTAGAGGTTGATCGGCGGCATCGTCCGCGCTGCCTCGGCCAGGGCGGCTCGAAACTCATTGCGCCAGTTCCCGCTGGCATCCGATCCGCCGGAACGGGCCGCGGGAGCGCCGCGGGGCAGGGTCGGCATAATGGGTCCGCCGTCCGCCCGGCCGGGGAGTTCACCCGTCGCGTTCATGAAGTCGAGCGCGCTGCGGCCGAGCTTCCGCGCCGCGCGTGCTTGGATCATGTACTCCTCGGGGCTTGCCGCGATCAGGACCTTGTCCTCGCGCGGTCCGCCGGGCCCGTAGATGGGTCCTCCGTCCTTTCGGCCCGTGGCGGCCGCGAGGCCCGCCGACAGCGCGTAGGTGCCCGCGAGGGCGGCAGCGGCGGGCAAGGCGGCCTGACCCAGCGTAGCGAGCGCCACAGCGGCCGCAGCGGGCGCCCACGCGGCGGCGACAGCAGCACCTTCGGCGGCGGACGTGCCGGCAACATCGGCTCCGAGGCTCTTGCCGATCGTCTTGAGGATGATCTGCTGCAGCGCGAGTTCGATCACTGCGGCGGTCAGCGAGCGCAGCGCGGCAGTGCCGACGTCGCCAAGGCTGCGAAAGTTCACGATGGCATCGGCGAGCGTGCTGGTCAGCGACTGCAGCTGGTCGACCGCGATACCCTCAATTGCCTCGTTGATGTTGGCGCTGATCGAGGTGAGGTCGAACTTGTACTGCTCGAGCGGCGACATTTGCTGCCGGCTCTGGCCTTCGCGCGCGGCGGACTGCTGGGCGGCAAGCAAGGCCCGCGCCTTGTCCGCATCAGCGATCTGGCCGTTGGCAATCGCCTGCTCGAGCAGGAAGCGCTGGATCTGCTGCTGGATCTCCAGCGCCTCGCGTTCGAGACGGCGGCGCTCGTCGTTGCTGATCGCGATGTCGGCCTGCGCCTCGAGGACGTCGGCTTGCAACGCCAGCTCGTCCTGCAGCTGGCGATTGAGCTCGTCGTTGAGCTCGCGCCGGACGAGCTTGCCATAGAGGCCATTCTCGCCGCGACCCGTGACTACAATCCCGCCGTCGGCGCTGTTCTCGGCGTCCTCGGCGAGACCATACAAGGCGGAGAGCGCGGCCTTCTGGGCGGCCTTCTGCTCCTTGGTGAAAAACTTGTCGTTGTCGATCTGGGCGAGGCGTTCGCTGTATTCGGCCTTGAGCAGGTCGATCTGAAGGTCGGCACGCTCCTGCGCGCTGGTCGCGAGCGAGATGCGAGCCTGCAGTTCCTCCTGGTTGAGGCGAGCCAGCTGCTCCTGAAAGCGCTCCTCGATCTCTTCCG